TCTCATTGTATCCAGCTACCAACAAAACATCCTTTCCTTGCAAAAATACATCTATATTTTGATTAATATCCTCATTAGCTACTTTTACACATTTTGCATTTGGATATCTCATAAATATTATTGTTATTAATTTCCAAGCATCCATCTTGCTTGACAAAGTTTGCCTTTCCGCCATAAGTGTTCCTATTGCAGCCCTCAGGATTTTTTCTATCTCATTTACACGCACTTTTACTTTTCCCATAGTAAGAATATTTTCTATTGTTCTATATGGATTGGTAACATATTCACTATAACACCCACCCTTACCTTGCGTTTCATTCTGTGATTCGATACATTCAATTAGTCTATCAATGTGTATATTTGTTTCTTCCAAATCATGCTCAAAAACATTTAAGCTGTATTCTTTGTTGTAAAAGTGCTCATACTTTTCTTTAACCACTTCATCTAATAGCGAAACGTCCTCTCTTTGCAATCTTACATTCTGAACAGCTGCAGGAAGTTTATGACATTGTTTTCTAATTTCATCATCATTGATACATCCTATAAGCCACGACATATATCTATTTATTTCTGTAGTACCAATCTTGTCTAATCTAATTCTACTTAACAATCCAAAAATGTTGTCATACCATCTCCTCAATTTTTTCTCCTTAAAACAATATGCCACTTCCAAGACATCACTTTGCGAAATTCTATACTGATTTCTTTCCAATGCTGATAAATACACTTTTGATATTAAATCACCCGCATATTGCTCGTCTGCCCATGTTAATATCTCAGACTTCAAATTTGTTGCCATATCTTCAAACTGTTTATCACTAAAATATGAACCCCAAAAACCAAACAACAAACACAACGAATTAATCCTTCTATATTTGATTTTTATCCTTGACACAGCCTCTATCCAATCGCTTACATCTTCTGAGGTCACATTATCAGTACAGATACCATATGCTTCTATAAACTTTGATAATTTCTTTTCATCTCCCACTATCAATAATAATTTAATTGTCGTAACTAAAATCTTATGGTCCCTATATTGTAAACAAAGTCCTTGAAGATAAGATACGGTTTTTTCTCTAATCATACTAGTATGCACTATCGAACCATATAATAAGGCTGCAACATAAATATCTACAATTTGATCTAATATATAATCAACACCACCAAATCTAATTGTAAATGGTGACTCGATTGCATTCTCCAACATTCCTTTTGCCACATTTTCATAAAAATTGGAAGAAAATCTGTCTACTACAGGAAAGAAAACTGGTTCGTCACTTTCATTTATAACATCTTGCCCCTGTGGAGAATACTCTATAACATTACGCTCTTGATTGATAATAACATTCATATTTCTTAAATCAATTGCAATGTCATTTATAAACCATCGTGGGATTTTTTTTGTTCCCAAAGCAATATTCAGTGCTTTAACTAAATAAGATATTGCTTTGTTTATTTCACCGTTCCAATACGATTCCATTGCGTCCAATCTATATATTATTGCTTTTTGCAAATTCCCCGGTTCATGCATATCCTTGACATATTTTTTTATTCCATCAAAGTCAATATCTTCTACGGCTTTGTTTCCCAGAATAACCTCTAACAACTCACCGCAAAGTCTATCAAAAGTATCTATTTTTTTAGGATAATCTCGTCCAATAATGACTTCACTATTTAACAACCATTTAGTATAATTACAGCCCTTAAAAGCATCTTTATTCAATATTGTTCGAATATCGCCCACTGTGTTCTCAACAGGATTAGCACTATCTGTTTCAGCTTCAATACGTGCAACCTTTGCATTGCAATAACTCAGATATGTGTCAATAATATCGTTTATCACACTTTCATATGCAATTTCAGGAAACTTAGCAAACTGGGAAATCACTTTGAATTTTTCTCCATTCGGCATGCCTATTATTTCTTTCTGTAGTTCCGTTGCTTCCTTTTCATTCTCATCGCAAAATAAAAATAAGCTTTTCTTTTTTAATTCCCTTCCTCTCTTTACCTCTTTCATTGTACCTTCGCCAATTCCGTCTTTATTATCGATGAGAAAGACAATAATGTCGGATCGTTCAAGTCTTCTCATATATGATGAGACAACATCACTTGTTGTTGCCCCTTCTTCCTCAAACATATAAACTTCACACATTCCTGTTTCCAAAAGCAACAATCTTAATGCTTCCCTAACTAATGTGTACCTTCCACCACAATTAGAACTAATAAATATATTCACTTTTTCTTTTAATCTTGTTCCTTGCATATTTTACCCTCCAAAACGAAACCATACATAAGCAAAAATACTATACCAATGTTAATTATACCACCCCACTTCCATCTGCTCCACCAAATATTCTATCTTTTTCGACCTTTCCCACCTCCCCAAACTCATCCTTAAACTTCCACTTTATCTCCACCCTATCCTTAGCATACACGACAATCTCCTCCACAAAAGCATCCACCATTTCCCTGTTAAGTCCCGTCAATTTCAACTTTCCTTCCAGCATCTCCAGGCCTGCCACTTCTGGCACATCCACATCTGCCATTTTGGTAACTGCTGCCATCTGCTCTTCGATATTCTCCTGTAGGCGCTCAAGCATCTGCTCATATGTCTTACGCTGTTCCAGATATGTTTCTTTATCTGTCATTTCCAGCTTGTAGCTTTCATAAGCTTCACGCAAATCCTTTTCAATTAGTTCACGGCTATGCTCCATATCTGAAAGATGCTTCTCTGCCTGCTTTAATCGCTCTGCCTGTTTCTCCCGCTGCATATCCACAACATTTCTGGAATCTACCAGGACATCAATCATCATCTGAAGTGCTTTCTTCACAACGCTCTCCATATCCGCATCCAGCACACTGATATTGCATTTTTCATCAGTCTTGTCCAGATAATGATTTGCACAATAATACTTCGGTCGACCGGCATAAGTATGAGACAGGCGATGCCCACAGTTACCACAGATCATTTTACCAGTCAGGCAATGTGTTTCATGCTTTCTTTTGGCACTGGCACATGTATTTCCTTTTCGCATGGCAGCGACTTTTTCAAAATCCGCCTTGCTGACAATTGCTTCGTGACAATTTTCCACACGCTTCCATTCATCCTCTGGAAGTGCTTTGGCGTGTTTATCGCCAACATTCTCACTCTTGAATCGGCTGTAAACCATCGTGCCGGTGTACTGCTCATTTCCGAGGATTCTTCCTATTGCAACATTATTCCAGAGAGGCTTTTTCTCACGATATCTGGCAAGTTGCTTTTCACTTCCAGACTGCATGGCAATATACACTCCCGGCGTATCTATTCCATCCCGGTTCAGTCCTTCTGAAATTTTGTACATAGATTTTCCAGACAGAAACTCTTTGAAAATGCGCTTTACAATCTGACTGGCAAACTCATCCACAACCAACTTATGCTTGTCCTCCGGACTTTTCACATAGCCATAAGGAGCATAGGTAGCTATGTATTTACCATTGCCACGCTTTGTATCAAGTGTCAATGATACTTTGGAAGACTGTTCCTCACTGAAGAAATCATATAGAATCCCCTTAAATGCAACATCAATCTCACCGATACCACCCACATAATCTGCGCTGTCATAATTATCATTTATGGCAATAAATCGCACACCCATAAAAGGAAATATCTGTTCAATATATTTTCCCTGCTCGATATGATCTCTTGAAAATCTGGAGAAATCCTTTACAATAACACATGAAATCTGCTTTCTTTTCACCATTTCCAGCATTCTCTGCATATCCGGGCGGTCCATATTTTTACCAGAATAGCCATCATCCACAAACTCAACCACACTCATTTTGCGAAGTTCCTTATTTTTATTAATAAATCCACGGATAAAAGCACGCTGATTGGTAATACTGTTGCTCTCATCTTTTACAAATTCATCTTCCTTTGATAATCTCAAATATATTGCTATCTGCTCCATTCTATATCTCCTCTCCGTCTGCCATCCTGGCATACTCATCTTTAAAATTCAGATTAATTACCAGCCTCTTATCCGGATACAGGTAAATGCTGTCGACTAGAATTTTAATCATATTTCTATCCAGGGTAACCGCACTTTGAAAACGATAAATTGCTTTCAGCCATTGTATCTTCTTCTCACAAAATCTCTTCACACGCCTGCGGCTTGCCTCTTCATCCGATATCTGTCCCCGAAGTCTCATTATGGCATCAGCATTTTTCTCCTGCCTGTACTTGAAATCAGCCTTAGTAATCTCACCGGTAACATAAGACTGATATGCCTTACTCTCTTCATAATTCTTTCTGTCAATCTGCTTCTGAATTTTCTGAATACGCACATCATGATTTTTCAGTTCCCTGTCCATCACACCTCGCATGGAAGCCTCCGTCCTGGCACTGTCTGTAAGTACTGCAATTTGAGTTGTAAGCAGGTTATGCACTACCTTTATAAGCTCCTGCTCCATAATGGTACAGCCACACTGTTTCCCACCGAAATCATAATTGTATCTGCAGGAATAAAAATACTGGCGCTCCAGCACTCCGTCCTTCTCCAGGATTCTGGAAGCTAAAGGAATTCTTCTGCCACAATTTCCACAGAATAAAATTCCTGCAAAGATATCCTCTTTTATTGGCAGATTCTTTCCCCTGCCAGATGTGAAAATGCTTTCTTCCACCTTCTTATCCATAACAGCTCTTACCCTATCGAATAGTTCCTTATCCACAATCGCTTCATGTGTATTTTCAACCACAATCCAATCATTTTCATCCGTAGCATGCCTTGCCTCGTTATCATACAGGCTGGTACGCCTTTTCCCCTGTACCATGTTCCCAATATAAGCCTGATTTTTCAGGATGTTGGAAATCGTACCGGGATACCACGCCTTTGCCTCTGCACCTTCCTCCACATAGAGATTCCCTGTTTTCAGATAATCTCCCGGTAATGCAAGACGATACTCCTGAAGTGCTTTCGCAATCTCCCTGAGCGTCACTCCATCTGCTGCCAGTTCAAAAATCTGACGGACAACTGCCGCCGCGTCCCTGTCTATCACATACTTGCGAAGTGCATCCCCGCTATCCACCTTATAACCATATGGTGCATTGCTTCCGGTAAATTTGCCCCTTTCCATATCAAGCCTGCGACTGACTGAAACACGCTTTGAAATATCCTTGGCATACATGTCATTCACCAGATTTTTCAACGCTATTTCCAACGCCTTATTCTGGTTAAATTCTGCTTCCGTGTCAAAATGATCACTTACCGATATAAAACGTACCCCAAGAAACGGGAATATCGTCTCAATATAGTTGCTGGCTTCGATATAATCCCTGCCAAAACGGGACATATCCTTCACAATAATGCAGCTGATTTTCCCTTCTCTGACATCATCCATCATCTGCCCGAATGCAGGTCTGTCAAAACTGGTTCCCGACACTGCACTGTCAACATATTCATGGTATTCTGCAAATTCAGCCTTATCCTTGATAAATTCTCTTAAAATACTCAGCTGGTTGGCTATGGACTCCGACGGTCTGGATTTCAGTTCCACCGACAATCTGGCATAAAGTGCAACACGAAAGGATTTTCTCTGCTTTACAGGTACACCAGCTGTTACCGCTTCCGGTATCTGAACTGCATTAAATCTGTTCTTCGTTCTCGCCATTTACACCGCCTCCTTAAGCTCCAGCACTGGCAAACCATCTACCATGGTGTACACAGGTTCCGCATCTTTCTCATTAACGACATCAAACAATCCGGTAACCTTTTCCATCTCCTGACGATACTTAAACACAATTTCCACCCTGAAATCATCATAGATCAAAATTCTGTCAATAAATGAAACAAGTGCCACACGATCCAGATTTCCAATCACCAGACCTTCACGAAACTGCTCCAGATCCTTTGCCACAACAATTCCATTTTCATATATATTGCGGATGATTGTCTCCTGCTCCCTGATTGCCTGTTCAAGCTCCCGCTCTTTTGCCGAAAACTCCTCGCGGTACCTTGTAAACTGCTCTTTGCTGATAATCTCATCACGCAAATCCTGATACAGTGAAGCCTTAAATGCAGAACATTTTGTAAGCTCCTGCTTCAGTGCAACAATCTCTTTATCATGGGCAACGGCCTCATCATAATTCACATTCAGCTCATCCAGATGTGCCAGCACCTTTTCACAGTCGCACATACTGTTGATATATCCCTGTAATTCTCCCAGCACAATCTGATTCAGGTCCTCCTCACGGATGCAGTGACGACTGCAGGCATCTTTACCGTTCCGGTTATAATTAGAACAGATATAGTTGATATATTCCCTGCCCTTGTATGACTCCTTGCGATGAACCATACTGCTGCCACAATCACCACAATATAAAATTCCCGCATACATATATGATTCGTTTTTTCCAGCAACTGCTATGGTATCCCGACTCATCAGAATCTGTACTGCATCAAAGTCCATCCTGCTGATAATTGCTTCATGCGCATTCTCCACTACCACCCAGTCACATTCCGGTACTGCTATTTCCTTCTTAACCTTGTGACTGACAGTTGTTCGTTTTCCCTGCGCCAATGTTCCGATATACACCACATTCTTAAGAATCCTGGACACTGTCTGGGCAGACCATTTTGACTGTCCTGCGCCTTTAAAACTGGTACTGTATTTTTCTCCGCATTTTGCCTTATATTCCGATGGTGCAAGCACGCCATTCTTGTTAAGAATCCTTGCAATTCCTGATGCACTCATTCCCGAAAGCTTCTTTGCAAATATCCCCTGAACCACACCGGCTGCATAAGGATCCGGCACCAGATGATTCTTATTATCCTCTGCCTTTTGATAACCATATGGTGCAAATGCGCCGATAAACAGCCCATTTCTTCTCAAAATGCCCTGACTGGTACGAACCTTCATGGACGTATCACCGTTATACTGCTCATTCAGCAGGTTCTTGAAAGGAATGATCGTATGCGTCTCACTGCTACTGGCAGTCAGGCTATCGTACCCTTCCGATACCGCAATAAAACGCACATTATATTTCTTAAAAGTTTTCTGTATCAGCTCATCCGCACCAATACGCTCCCTGGCAAGTCGGGATAAATCTTTTACAATAATGCAGTCAAGCTTCCCCGCTTTCATGGATGCCATCATCCTCTGAAACTCCGGTCTGTCAAAATTACTTCCGCTGTAACCGTCATCAATAAAAATATCCACCAGCTTCAAATCATCATTGGCACCTATAAATCCCTCCAGCAAAAGTTTCTGGTTGGAAATACTGTTGCTTTCCTTCTTCTCCAGTCCATCAATATCTTCATCTCCCTGAGACAATCTCAGATAAATTCCTGTTCTGTATATATCAATCTGTTTCTTACTCATTACAATTCCTCCTATCGTTCTTCAACTGCTGTAAAAATAGCTTCTATTGATATCTAAGTGACGCTTTCCGTTCTATATAGCAATTCATAACATCCGTAATGCTACAGCTTCCTGCAAAGGTGGACTGAACAGTATATTTTCCATACCGTTTCGCCTTTCCCTGTTGTTTTGCATCATGCTGCGAACACTCCGTCACATTCCGCTCTTTCGTATCTGTTTCCTGCAAAATACACTCTTCTCCTTCCCTTCAAAAATGAAAAACAGCCTGAAAATGTCCTCCTTATGGCTAAATCATGCGACACAAAAACCGCTCTCCATAGTTAACAAAGTCTCTTGTTACATCTGCTGTAACAACCGCGCTACATATCACATTTACACACGAAAGCCGAAAAGCACAAACCCTACAGAAAAGCTAAATAACTTACATCTTTTCTTCATTCTGGTTCGATATTCATTTCAACTTAAACTGTTTTGACGTCATATATTCTTATAATCTCTGACGCCATACTCTGCATCCATACGATGTTTCCGTATGTAAATATGTATGTAAGCTTGCGCTTACTTTGTTGACCATGGACAGCGGTTATTATTTCATGGTGTCTCATCTGCACCGACATTTTCAAGCTGTCTTGCTGTCAACTATTCAATTAGAAAAACTTAACATTGGTCATCACGTTGGCTAGGCGTTCGCAATGTTTTACAGGTATTGTGGCTATTTTTTAATCTGTTTTCCTGCCACATGCTTATATTACATTCCAAGCAAATATTTGTCTACCACTTTTTTCCACATTTTCTGACAAAATATAATTTTCAGCATTTTTACCAGTCACAACCATCACACGAGCCCTTATAAATCATCAGGCAGCTACTATTATGCTGCACTTCCACCTGCTATTTTCTGCCCCAGATATGCTATCAACAACTCTTCCAGAGTTGATTGTTCACCGTATGACATGGTTACTTTTATGGTATTTCCTTTACCCGTATCCACCTTAATTGTCTTTGCTTTAATATCTATTTTTTCTTCCATCTGCGTTACCTCCATTAAAAAAATCGCTACCCATAGCTCATTTGAAAATGCATAAACTATGGATAACGATTCTGGTTATCACTTATTCTGTTTTGGACTTCTCTTAACGTCCTATGAAGGTATACGCCGGTCTTTCTGACCCCTCATCGCCCCGTATACGTAAAGGTGTACTCATCTCCGGGAATTACAGACGAGCCACTATCTGTGTTCACGACGCCCTTCTCCATTCCGGAGAAGCACTATCTCCCCTACCTGCATTGCGGGGATCGGGACGAACTTCTCGCCCCTCATGGGTTATTATCCTTACGCAACATACCTGATCCCGCATTGCCCGAACTTCCGTCCAGCCTCTCAGCCTTCATCTCTCAATCCATCAGCCTACTAATATGATAACTGTGACTTTCATCCTGCGGGTATATGATCCGTAATTTTACTCAAATCTGTAACTGCTATTCAGTTGTCAATTTTCATTTTCTTATTGGCTTGTCTAAAGCCTGAATATAGTATAAACCAATCCAGTGTCGTCCACAAGGGACTATCATGGTCTATTTTTGCGAAAAAGGTGTCAGTTTGTGACCTTTTTCTGATTTATGCAAAAATATCATACTGCCTTCTGTCGTGATTGTACACTTCGGCAAAGTATGAAATTTGCAAATCGTGTATTCATTATACGATGGAGATATATGTTTGTCTATGGACATGGTTGGTGTTTTTTCAGGGATTCACACCAGAATCTGGTGGATTTTGTATTATTGCAAAATCATCATTGTAAGTCATCATATCGATAGCATTTGACTATCAATACGTTGTGCTGTATAATTATTATTGTATGTTCAATTTTAAGAAGGAGGGAAAATCATGGCATTTAATAATATTAATCCTATAGCAATTGACTTATTCTGCGGTGCCGGTGGACTCTCTTTGGGACTTGAACAAAGTAATATCACTGTTCCACTAGGTGTAGAAATAAATGCTATTGCGGCACAAACCTACACCAACAATTTGAATGGCAATGTTCTTCAGGATGATATCCGAAACATTACCGGTCATGAAATACTAGAACAGCTCAATCTTCAAGTTGGAGAACTTTTCTTATTGGCTGGTTGCCCACCATGCCAGACTTTCTCTTCGCTTCAAAAAGATGATGTTACAAATGATGCAAGAAACAACTTGATTTTTGAATATACCCGACTAATTCGTGAGACTCGTCCATTGTTTATACTTATGGAGAACGTTCCTGGTCTTGCAAACGGACGCGGAAAGCAAATTTTTGCTCAGGCACTTGCTGAATTAGAGCCATCATATCATGTACTATATGATGTTTTGAATTGTGCAGACTATGGTGTTCCCCAAACACGAAAAAGACTTGTTCTTCACGGAATACGTAATGATGTTTATCAATTACTTATACAGAATCAACCAAATTTTAAAATTAGTTTGCCATCAAAGACTCATACAAATGATCCACAGCAAAACCCTAATCTTTTACCATGGGTGACAGCTGGACAGGCGCTACAAAACAACGCATTACCGGCTATAAATGCTGGTCAACCTGCTCCCGTTGGATATCCAAATCACGAAACAAACGGACTTGCTGAAATAAATATACAACGTATACAATATATTCGAACTCATGGTGGTAGTCGAAACTGTTTACCCCCTCATCTACAGTTACCATGTCATCAAAGAAACAATGTTGGATATTCAGGTGTATACGGTATTATAGATGTTACAAAACCTGCTCCAACCATGACAGGTGGTTGTATTTGTTATAGCAAAGGCAGATATGGACATCCAACAGAAGATCGAGCTATATCCGTGCGAGAAGCCGCACGTTTCCAATCTTTTCCAGATACCTTTGTGTTTCATGGTAACAAAGGACAAACAGCACTTCAAGTTGGTAATGCCGTACCACCACGTTTGGCAAATGCTAGTGGAAATTATTTTATTAATTTGCTCAACTACTTATATACATTATAACGCACCTGGTTATTATCCCAGATGCGTTATTTTTATACTTCCATTTTAGCTAATGAAATGCCCACTCTATTACCATCTGCAAAAGCCCTATTGGCCATTCTTTGAGCAAAATTTTCTTTAACATTACCTATGTATTTGAATTCCTTTTGCGCACCTCTAATGCTACCTTGTATGGTACATCCCCGTTTTACTTTGTTATCAGTTATATATATACTACTTATTTTACTGTACCATTCCACCGAAATCACGTTACTATTTTTTTCTGTTTCAATCTCTACATATGAAAAATACTGTTTTTCTGCTTCTACAATGGCTCGTTTATCTTTGCAAGATTCTCCTCCGATGAAAATATAATTATTTGATATTTTTTCCGGTCTTCTGCAATCACATTTAGCTGTAATACACAACCAATACTCACACAAGCCATCCTCAGAATTTATGCATTGAAACAAATCGCCAAAGTCAATACTGTGTTCTATATTCGAAAGACTTCTATTCATAGTAATTCTTTCATTCAACTTAACTAATTCATTCAAAATATGAGTTGGTTCAACTTTCTCTCCTTTATCCACCATCATTTGTAATATTTCTTCTGGAATGGTAATACTTTTGACATCAATACGCTGAGTCATTTCCTCCTTAAAACTCTCTTTAAAAAATGTCTCTACGTCATCTCGTCCTTCTTCTTTTAACATCTTATTTGCATGATAAAAAAAGGCATCACTTGATATATTTTTAAAAAACTCTGTACGCTTATACAAAGCATCTTGAAATATATTAAAATAGTAAAGCCACAAAGCATCTAATATACTATTAGGTGCCTGTACCATATACTTTGCAATACTTGGTATTATGTTTTCAGGAACCACCTTACCAATTTGTTCACTCGATTCCTCAATATTTTTACCATAGACAAATACC